TGGTTTTGCTGCCATCATTGGTCCTTTTTGTAATGGAGGCATTCCATCATCTGATTTTCCAATAGCCATAGGGTTTCCAGAAGCAGTTATCTTGCCTCCTAACCTATCTTTCATATATCTAGTATAACCAGCTGGACTTAACGCATATTTATCTAATCTTCCTCTTGATTTAAGACCTTCAAAGTACGCAATATTTTTTTCTAAACCTTTTTGCCTAGGTTTTGCTGCAATATTCAAAAGCATAGAAACTGGTCCAACTCCAGGAGCTTTTGAAACTTTTAAATTTTTTAAACCTTCAGGATCATCTTTACCTTTGGTTATTTTTTGTTGTCCTCCACCTCCACCTGATTGGGATTGTGATCCTTTATCTACACTTCCATGTTGAACTACGCCACCCGCACCTGGATTGTAACTTCTAGAATAAGTTCTTGATGAAGGTGATTTAAAATCTGATTTAGAGGCATCCATACCTCCGCCTTGAAACTTTCTAACGCGTCTCCTCATTTTGTTTCTCCTGTTGTAGCTTTAGTCTACCTCTTTGTATCTCTTCCTGCAAGTCTAGTTTATCTTCAGCTATTGTTTGTTGAGCTTGAAATTTATTTGTTTCAACATTTAATCTCTCAGCTGTCTCTTGCGCTTTTCTCGATATGTCTTGTGCTTTGAGGTCTAATTCTCTTTGTTTTAATGCAACTAATGGATCTTGGTTTTGTTGACCTAAGAATTGCATCTCTTGATTTACTAAATCATTTGTAAGAACAACTATTCTTTCTGCTACTGCTGACTCATACTGTATTGCAAAAGATTCAGGTTGTGTTTGAGCTAATCTAGCTAATTCTGGTTGAGACATAAATTGTTCCATGACTTCGTTTTTAGCTTTTAAACTCACATGTTCAGATATGTGCCCTTGCAATAACGCGTAAACCCCTGGATTTGATTGAACCATCCTTGTTCTTATAAAAGCCATATGAGCTGCAATGTGTGCGTCGTGGTTTTGTTGAGGAAATGCTTTTGGTAATTGCATTTGTAATGCTGCAGTATTTTCCGACGCGGGATCAATTGGTTGAGGTGCTTCTGGTTCTTCTTGTAATAAGGCATCTATGTTTCTTACACCTAAAGCTTCATACATTCTTCTATAAGCTTCATACATATTATGGATTTGTGGATTAGCTTGAGCTAATTGTAATTCAGTTTGAGCGAGTGTAATTCTTTGTGACATAGAAAAAATATTTGGGTCTGCAACTGGTACGACATCTACTCTGTCGTCGAAGTCCTGAACCTTTATTGTTCTATTTCCACCTACTACATTATACGGATATTCAGGAGGCATGTATTCTGAAAATATTCTAGACATGATCTTGAATTCTTCTTTCATAGAATAATATGCACGTTTATGAATAGCAGACATAATTCTTGATCCACGTTCTAGTAATGCAACCGTTGTTCCAACAGCAGCTCCTTGATTACCATCTCCTACTTGTAAATCAGCTATGGCTGCAAATCTTCTACCTGCATCTACACAAAAACCTAATAAAGAAAACAATGTTTGACTTGGTTCTTTGAATGGTAGTAATTGAAATTGATCTCTTATGTTACCTCCTGGAGCATCAATATCTCTAAATTCTCCTGGTTGTAACGGTTCCGCATCATCTCTAACTCTAATTCCTCTTGATTTAAATCCTGCTGGTAAGTTTGCTAATGTTCCTGCATCTAATAATTGTCTCAAAGCTCCTGTTGCAGCTTTTGATAATCCACCAATCATATGAATTAAACCAAAGCCATAGAAACCTAGACCAGGTAAAAATTTGTAATGAACAAAATATGGTATTCTTTTTTTCGCAGGATCATTTTCTTTATAATTTCTGTAGATAGAAAGTATTGTCATACTATCTTGATCAAGAGTTACAATGTAAGGAATTTTTATTCCATTCTCACTTTCGTATCCTGGTAAATCTAGATCAACATGCATTTCCACAAAGTTGTAAACGTCTTGGTATTTTTGAGGTTTGACACCCTCTAGCTCATCATATTTTTGTTGTGCTCTATCTTCTTGAAAGAAAGGTTCTGGTAATTCTACATCTCTATAAAAACCAGACGCTTGTCTTTTTTTAATTTGATTTTTTGTTACTCTTTGAATTTCAGATATTCTTTCAGCTTCATACAAGTCTGATGCATTGTAAGGTACAACTAGATCTTCCGCATGAATAAAAGTTGCTTTACATCTTTGTATAGCTGGATCGTAAAATACTTTTTTAAATGTAGAACCTGCTAATGGTAAGAAAAATAACATCTGATCCATTTCAGGTGTGTACTCTTCCATAACATCAGTAATTTGATAATTCATGTAGTCTTTTACTCTATTAGCTTGTTTGATTGTTTCAGCTGTTTCTTTACCTACAACCTGACAACGGACCGGTCCATCAGAAGGCAGTAATTCTTTAAATGCTTGTGCTTGGAATTGTGTAGCTGCTTCTGCAAGTAATGGATGTGTAACACCAGAGGCACCAATGAATGGTCTTGTAACTTCCATGTATTTAAATCCAAGAAGGTCTAAACCTTTTGTGTATGTTTCAATGTATGATTTTCTAGCAAGTGAGTCATCTTTGAAATCTGCTAATAATTTTGAAGCTAATGATTTTAATTCTGCTTCGTCTATAAATTCTGCTAGATTTGCATAGAAGTTTTCTTCAGGAGCTGCTGGAGCAGGTTCCCCTGACAATGTATTACCTTCTTCGTCCTCG